TTATCCCAAACATGATAATAGACTATTGGCACCAATGGTCTAATTTCGTTTTCAATTTGCCAAAGCCATCCCCAGAATCTTGGATCTGTCATGATCCAAATCATATCGGGCTTCTCGGTTCTTAAGATGGAACGAATCATTTCTTGAGTGCCATATCCATCTACAGGAATAACCCTCCACAGTTCTCCATATGGCTCAACTGATTTGGGAGTATAATCATTATGTTTAATCGCACCACCAAGCGAAATAATAGAATACCTTCCGGTGTCTAAAAGACCTTCACAAATAATCTTTGTTTGAGTACCGACACCGGAAGGTGAAAGTGGGTGGTCGGAAAGTGTTAGTATTTTTATTTTCTTTTCCAAGGCATACCTCTTGTTGTTATTAATAATATAACATAGTTATCGGAGGTTGTCAAGTGTTTTTTTAATTTTTTTAAAAAAATTATTTACAATGCTCTGTTTTATAGAATTCACACTTAGAGCACGATCTTCTGTCTTTAACATGATGTGACTTAGATATATGCTTTAAAGCTCTAACTAGAAGATCTGTTGCGTTTTTTGTCTTTCGAGGGCCAGAAGTGACTCTAAAAATCTCTACATGATCTTTTTTTGCTGTTCTCTTGAGTAAAGCAAAATGTGTCTCAACATCTTTTGGGTCAATTTTATGTTTTTGACAAAAGAATTTTTTATAAAGAGTTAATTGATATGTTATCATTCTAGATGTTCTTTTCTCTGAATCCCAGCCCCATGAGCACGTCTTCCAATCAATGATATGATACTTTCCATCTTCTGTTTTTAGCACTAAATCTATAAATCCTTTTAATTTAAAATTTAGCTCAACATCGTTTATATCTTCGTACAGCTTCTCTTCGACTGAGAATACTTCATATTCACCAAAAGTCTTTTTAACCTCTGGTATGATATGGGGTATCAAGTTTTTTGCTTGAGATCTCATTTCTATTATTAGCTTATCTTCTTCCATGGAAATTGATTTTAACTCTCTTTCAAATGTCAAGTTGAAAAAATCTTCTGGGTCATCTAAAATACCGGCTATGCTATATTCACAAACTTCATGAATCGCTCTACCAAAGGCTGTAAAGGCGTTGCCTACAAAACCTTTCACTCGATCAATATACATAAGTTTATGTTTATAGGGGCATTCGCTCCAGATTTTTAATTCCGAATAAGATATATGCTTCATTGTTCCTCCATATCATATAAATTTTGTATTTTTTCATACAATGCGGGACAATTCAATTTTAAATCCTTTTTATTCTCGAAAACATATTCCTCAAATCCTCTAGCAAAGTATTCTCTTAAAGATGTAGCAGAATATGGAGAAGGAAATAAACCATTTACGAAATTCCATAACAATTCATATCCAATTTCTTTATAAAAATAGTCATCAATTTTTTGTGAAAATTCTATCTGATATTGTATCTCTGTTGGTGGCGAGTAGCCATAATTTTGTAATTCCAAAAAGAGCCTCTTTCTTTTAGATAAAAATTCCCTTTTAAGTTCGTTGTCATCATAAATTATATTGCCATATATACCTTCAATTGAGTGAGCAATTTCATGAATAATATCATCTATCATGTCTTTGTCATCTGATTGGTCGTTGGTCAGATATATAGCACCATCTTCAAACACAGCATTAACTTCACGATCTATAAGTTGCTTAAACTGTCCTATATATATCATGTCTACACCAGTTAAAAGGTAAGAAGGTATCCTTTGTGATACATATTTTAATACAAAATCTATATCAATTGTCTTGGGCAATTGATCTTTAATAAAAATATTAATATCATGCATAACATAGTGGTCCTTCATTTTCTTTGATTTCTTGACTGATTCAAGTATCCAACTCATTTCTATACTCCATCTTTATAATATTATAACTTATCGTGATGAAAATGTCAAGCTAATTATCATATTTTTTTCTTGTGCCAAATAAATAGTCCATCCAAGGCACCACAACGCCAAAATTTTTGTTTGAGTCCTTCATATGATGTTCCCAGTGCCACTTCATATATTTTTTTGTAAAATTGGGATATTTGTGTTGTACCCCGTGAATTACTTTAAAAGACATAGCATATACTGTGACGCCTAACCAAAAGCCAGTATTTATAAGCAATATGGGCAAATGTATTAATATTAGAAAAAGTAAGCCGTAAAACTCAACTTTACTAAGAGTTAGGTCCACAAAATTATTTTTCCTTGCCAAAGCATGATGGCCCTTTAAGTGGTAGGAGAATATAGATCCTTTTTTTCTCCCCATTCTATGAAATACATAATCATGAATAACATACTCTAAAAAACTACCATATAAAAAACCAAAAATAAAACCCAACACCATCAATTCCCTCTATAGTAATTATAACAAAGTTATGGCGTTTTATAAGAAGAAAGAAATTCTTTTATCGTATAGCGTTTTCTATCAACATAGATAGGTTTAGTTATTCTATCTTTATATTTTTTGAAGAAATTCAACGCTTCTCTGTTTAGTCCGCGTTTGGGATCTACATACCAAGCAACGATAGTCCAATTAGCCACTACAGCTTCTTGAGCCACGCCACCGACTTCTTCTAATTCTTGCTTATTTAGAATTGCGGAATCAGAATGATTGTCAATCATAGCATCTATCTCATCATCAGTGGCTCCTTTGCGTTTCATTCTTCTTCTAGTGAATCTAGACACTTCCGGCTTTTTACCAAATTTTGTCATTGCTGCTCTCTTTGGGAGACCAGAAGGCTCATAGTGCTTTCTAACCTCTGGACCTGCCATTCTTTGTGTTTGCGAGGCTAAATCTGAGGAGCTTACAAATATTGGATGACCTTTAACATAGTATCCAAAGCCACTGCTAAGTCCCATCTGTTCGCTTTTTGTTGGAAACTCGCCTAGGGCGGCAGTTGTAGATAGACCAGATTTTTGAGGTTTATCTTGAGCATCGAGCCATACCTCAAATTTATCATAAGGATCATCAAGCTCTCCGGGTCTTCCCATAGTTCTTGCAGCAGATCTATAATAAACATCATGCGTATATGTAACCTCATCAGATTTAAAAAATTCCACATCTGCCAGTTCTTGCCATAGTTTCATTAATTCTCTTTCAATAGCTATTTCAACTTTAGTTTGACCAAATCTAACTCTCCTTAGCTCAGCAGCGTCTTTATAGCTTTTATAGGTTCTTTGATCTGTCATCTCATGTTCTGGGTCATACTCTGGTTTGCCTTGGGCGAATGATGGTTTATCTAGATCAATTGTTGATTGTCTTTCAACATCCATGTCTTTCATAAATTGATCATAGTCATCAATGTAGTTATCACTATAAAATTTATTCTTTTCATCCTCAGACTTTGAAGACCAAATTTGCTTTGCTTTCTCTAATGCCTGTTGTTTCTCTAGTTCATCTTTGTATTGTAATCTACGAGCTATCTTTTTAATTGCTTCTTGTTCTTTATCTACTTTAAAATACCCAAAAACAGGAACATCTTTGACCGTCTTTAATGGTATCTGGTCTTGATATTCATCCCATTTTTGCCGAAGAGTTGCTACTTTACTCTTCCACCTATTGTCTCTGCTTTCTATTACATCTATAAGTTCTTCCAAGATTAAAGATTTCAATTCTTCTATTTTAATTTTCATTTTTATAATACCTTTGACGCTAAAGTTGCAATCTTCGATCGCTCTCCCTTTGTAAATGTTATGTGACCGGACAGTTCAGAATCCTTAAATTTTTCGATGGCATACGTTAGTCCATTTGATGTCTCATTAGTATATACATTGTCGATCTGTTCAATGTCCCCTGTTAAGACAATTTTTGTGTTTTCTCCAACTCGGGTGATGATTGTCTTCACCTCATGAGCGGTGAGATTTTGTGCTTCGTCAATTATAATATAGGCATTTGAAATTGAACGACCTCTTATATAAGTCAAAGCTTCAATCTCCACTTGTCCTTTTTCAAGATATGATTTAAACATTGACTTATCTCCAAGAATATATTCCATGTTATCTTGGAGAGGCATAAGCCATGGCATCATTTTTTCTTCCATTGTGCCGGGAAGGAAGCCAATGTCCTTTCCTAGAGGTTGAACTGGTCTGGACACGACAAGCTTTTTATATTTCCCTTTTTCAAAACCAAGGGTTTGTTCAAGTCCGGCAGCAATTGCCATTAATGTCTTTCCGGAACCTGCTCTTCCAATAAGAGTAACAAGAGGAATACTATCATCAAACAGTAGATCGTAGGCGAATGTTTGCTCTTTGTTTCTTGGCTTAATTCCCCACGATTTTGAGCAATGTTTGACATCAATCTTGGGAAGAGGTGTGTTATATCCAAGGAATCTTGAGATTGCGGATTTCTTTGGATTTGACGAAGAAATTAACATAAGGAATTGATTTGGAAACAGTGTCCATTTGTCTTGATCAAGATAGACCTCTTCTTCTGCATAAAATTGTTCGACAAACTCATCATCAACTAATAGTTCTTTAAGGCCGGTGTATACCTTCTCAGCATCTTCAACTACTTTTCCATTGGTATATCCCTCTGAAATAATTCCTAAAGCATCAGAAATTACACGCATGTTTATATCACGAGATACAACAATTACTTTTCTTCGAGGATTTTCTTCTTTTTGTACCAATGCTGATGAGAGTATTTGATGGTCGGGTATTCTGGGATCTAAATCTGGTGGGAGATTGGGGGCGCTTTTGGCTACTTTAACAATTCCCTTGCCTTTTTCAATGCGAACACCTTTTGATAAGGAACCTTTTTCTCTAAGAGCATCGAAATGTTTAATTGATAGTCTCGCGTGGAACCCAACAGAATCTTGACGTTTTTTGTGTTTATCAATTTCTTCTAGAACTTTCATTGGAACAACAATATCATTATTGTCAAATTTAAATAAGCAGTTTGCGTCGCTCAAAAATACGCTTGTATCAATAACAAATATCTTTTTGGCCATTATTTACTCTTTCTGAAATGTCTTTCCGCTATTATTTGAAGTTTGCGAATATGGAAGTTTTCTTCCAGTTTTCCCGGAGGAAAGCCCAATTCTTCCAGTTCCTCTTCGGCTGATGGGGATGCTGCTATTTGGCTGGAGATGTATCGTTTTTGTTCCGGGGTCATTCTTTCCCAATCTATAATGCCTTCGTCAGTATATGGTATCATAATCCCTGTTTCTTCATCATCGCCCTCGGAACTTCCAAAATATCCATCTTTATTAACTGTTTTCATGTCAATGTGCGGTGCGGGCTCTTTTAAGGGAGCTAGTTTTGCCGGTGTGGGAAATTTGGACTCTTTGAGAGATTTTCTTTTGATTTTAATTTTCATTTGATTCTTCCTTTTTTTATTGCTGCTAAGAGGCTTTGATACATTAAATAGTCTCTTATCGATTGGTTTTTCATTTTTGTTTCCTCAATATCTCTTTTACAAGAGGTTTTAATTTGTTTGCTATTTGTTCTTCTATGCCTCCCTGTGTAGGCTTCAATATAAGAAGATCTGCTACTTGCCCCTTGCCTTTATTAAAAGCTGTAATGCTACCATTTCCATCCGGATTGTCTGAGTCGTATAGACCAACTATTATTGCTTTGTCTGGGTGGGTGGGCTGGTTTCGAAGTATTTCTTGAAAATCATCACTATTTGTTGAAATACTCGCGATGGGCTCATGACCATAACTATGCATATAGCCTTCCGGAAGCTTTGACATATCGTATTGTATCTCATAACCTAGTTCTTCAAGACTACTTAGAAAACCTTTAGACTCTTCTATTGTAATCTCCCGCTTTTTTATCTTGTTCTTTATTGTATTTAAAAGTTCTTGGGCTTCTTTTGGAATTGGCTCTTTTGTTTCTTCGGGATCGTCACCGGGGCCATCGGGGTCATCATCGGGGTCTTCAGCTTCTTGTCCTGTTAATGGTTCTGACTCGGAGCCTTTAGGTTTATTGAGAATTTCATATGAAAATATATCCTTTATCTCCTCTCCCCGGAGTTTTGTTCCTCCAAAAATATTTTTCTTATACGCTTTAAATATTTTGTCTTCAACAGCTTTTTGGGTCTTGTCAGAATCGCTTATGTCGCGAATCCAAGCATTCCATATAAACTCTAATTGTTCATGACGAGTGGGGTTACTTTTTGCAAAACCTACGTATTTCTTGTAGTTAAGATATTCGCTCTTCAAATGGTCATGAAGTTTCATCAGAAAAGCTTTTTTAACATCGTCGATATTACCGGATATCCTAGAGGCCTCTTCTAACTCTTGCGGTTCTTCCTCTTCTTCAATATAATCATATAGGAACTCTCGGAAATCAACGAGGTGTTCTTTTGGTGTTTTTTTGATTAGCGCTTCGTCCTGTTCTTTATCTTCCTCTTCTTCGTCGTCTTCCTCTGCTTCGTCCTCTTGATTACCATCTTTAGATAATTTCAAAAAACTCTTAAGTTTATCAATCATATTGGAAATTAAGCCTTTAACTTCTTCTTGGTTTTCTTCCGAGACTTCTTTTTCAATTTCTTTTTCTGATTCTTCCTTTGTTTCTTCGGGGGTGACATCGCCTTTAATCATTCCGGAAATGAGACCGCCCATAAATCGGATTACTTTATCGTAATCTTTCCCAAGAGCATTGGTGAGTTCTTTTTCGTTTTTTAATTTATCAGCCAATTGTTCATAATCTTGCTCTGGGGCTTCTGCCGCAAAATTAGCTAAAACTCGAATCATAAAAGTAGGATCGGTATGGGTCATTTCTGGTTGTTCTTTTGCTGTTTCTAGAAAACTTTCTTGTAGATCCGTTATAATTCCTGCTTCTATTGGTTTTTCGGAAAGAGATGCGATTTTAGCTGTTAATATAAGAAAATCTGCTCCTTCCAGATTATTTGAGAACAATTTTACAACTGCTCTCGCCTTATCTTCGGGGATTAAGCGAATGACAACTGCTTGCATTTGAGGATCATTTTGTTTTATAGCATCATATATTTGTTGACTTCTCATTCCCGCTATAACATCTGTAAACTTAGTATCCACAACTTTGCCATAGTCTTTTTCTTGACCTGTTAAGGTTTCATATGTTTGTTTAAAGCGCGTTAAGGCAGACTTTAAATCATCTTTTTGTTTATTCTTAAGTCCACCCTTATTGTATTTTTTTATTAATTTTTCAATAAACTTTTTTGAAGACTCCAACATTTTAATATCAGCCTCAATACCTTCATCTAGACGTCCAACTTCTCCTCTTCCTGCTAAAAGCTTCAAAACTGTGCCTTCGTAAAATTCTTTATAATCTCTTATTGTAGCCACCTTTAATTCTTCTGCTTCTCTATTTGAAATTGGTTCTTCAGCAGCTTCGGCATCGGATAGCTC